ATCGCCCGGTACTGCTGACGGAAGAAGTCGTACGGGTCGCGAGCCTGAAGCGAGATGGGCAGCGTCATAGCGAACAGGGTCTTCATCAGACTCTGCTTCTTCGCCCTGCTGTCGATCTCGGTCCAGGTAGGCTTCGTCTTACGAAGCCCTTCCATGTACTTGTAGTTCTCCGCCTGCATGATGTAGAACAGGTTCTGCTGGTAGCTGTCCGACATCGGGTCACCCTGCTCGGACTTCCTGTACCAGTTGGGCAGGAACGTCTCAAGTTCAGAGTCGTTGACACCGAACGGCAGGATGCCCAGCTGCTGGAACATGTCCGCAACCTTGGGGCTGTTCTTCGCGATGTGGTCAGCAGCGATCTGGACGTAAGGTCCAGCGCTGACCGGGATCGGTCCGTCACCGTGGTTCAAGATGATGTTCGCAGTGGACATCGGGATGTTGAACGTAGCGTTCTTGTCGAGCCCGAAGAACTTCTTGAACGCCTTGCCACCAAGGTGGTCCGGAACCTGGATGACCATGTTCCGCTCGTTGTACGGAACCAGCCGCTTCGATCCGTCCGGCATGGTGACCGTCCCGTCAGGGGCGATCTTGTAGCCATTCTGGTCGGTGGTGACACCGGCACGAGTCGGTGCACCCATCACCTGAGCGACCCTGGGCAGGATGTCCGGTTTGTCCGAGATGATCCGAGCCCAGCGGTTCCACGACTCTTGCTGCGCCCCGAAGAACGCACCGAAGTTGCGGAGCATGTAGCTCATCTTGGTCTCGTAGTCCATCGTGAAGGTGGTCTTCTTCACGTCGTCCAGCGCGCGCTTACGCGCAGCGCTCTCCATCTGGAGCCTGAGATCCTCGGTCATGTGGGTAGCTCCGGACTTGCCGGAGGTCTCCATCAGGTCCCGAAGGTGTACCCCGTAGCGCTGAGCGAACAGCGGGTTGCGAAGCAGATACTTCGCAGGCATGTTGCCCATGATGTTGTAGAACCCGGACATGAACCGGTCCATCGCCTTCATCGCGGCGTGACCGCCACGAGCGTACGACAGAGCCTGGCCGTTCACCAGGGGACGGTTGGGCTCGGGGATCTGCTTGAGCATGTCCTCGGTGACTTCGCCGCGGGCGGCAGCCTGACGGATGGCGTCCCCAGCGGGGAACGCAGGGTTGAGCCACTCGTCGACCTGAGATGTAACCCGATCCACCAGCTGATCATGCGGAAGATGCTGCGCGATCTGATGGTCTCGCTTGTAGGCGACACCCTCTGGCGTGTTGAGCCAGCGCTCAAGCTGGTCCGGAGTCTTGCCCTTGAGGTATCCAACAGCGAGCTCGTCGTGAGCAACCTGCTGGTTGACCACCTTGAGCCACGCTTCCATGTGGACGTCAGCCCCGTGCTTGGCGGGAGAGAGCTGCTCCCAGTTCATGCGACGGAGCTGGTTCAGATACATGTCGGCACTGCTGCCCATCATGTTCTGGAAGTTCTTCTCCCCGCTGGCCAGGTCTCGGAAGAGACCACCCTGAGCGCCCGCATAGGCGGGCGCGAAGAGCTGCCCACCAACCTCCTGGTGCTTCATGGCCTGTCCACCCTTGACGAGTGAGTCCATATCAGCGTAGGTGTTGCGAACATCGGCCAGCATGTCCATGTTGACGTTGAGCTCGTCTTGGTGGGCGACCACATCATGGTTGCGCCCCTCGTTCCGAGCCAGGGTCATGTCCTGCTGGATCCGCTGCTGCTGCTTCTCCAGGTCGGAGATCTGGATCTCCAGGTTGGAGCGAGTGACGTGCGCAGCCTCGAAGTAGTTGTCCGGCATGGCTGCTCTGCGCAGCCCTTCCCAGGAATACTTGCCACCCTTGATCGCTCGGTCCATCATAGCCATCGGGCCGAACCTGGCGATCTGGCCGAGCGCGTCATCCGACAGCGCTCGTGGACCGTAGCCCAGGCGGAACAGCTGAGAGAACTTCCAGATCGTACCGACATACTCAGGAAGCGCCACGATCTTAGTCCAGGCGTTGCCGGACTGGTTCAGCGCCTTCTGCCAAGTCGAGGCGTTGGCGTTGATAGCCTTCTCGAACAGCTTGAAGTCCATCATCGAGTGACCGTTGGCCATCTGGCTACGGAGCAGTGGAGTGACCACCGTCTTTCCGCCATCTGGCGTGATCTCGTCTACCCGCAGAGTGAGGCCCGGGTTGTTCGGGTCTGCCACGCTGGTGGTACCGAACTGCTCGTTCCTCATGGAGCCCTGGGCGGCGCCGCGCTTGGCGGCGATCTCCCGGTACAGACCGTCGGCCACCTCGTGAGAGATGTCCTCACCGGTCCGCAGGTTGTACCTGTCGACGATGTTTCGAGCGATCTTCTGCTCGATCGTCTGGAGGACCATCGGACGCTCAGCCGCTGAAGCGTTCAGGTACTGAGAGACGTACATGTCGCGAGCCTGGGGCGTGAGCGACTTGACATCCGTCAGGCTGGCGTTGAGCTGCTTGTAGCCCTGGTCATCGTTGACGTCGATGTAGTGCGTAGGCTTGATGTCGTTGTAGGTGTGAGCCAACTTCACAACCCCGCCGAGGCTGAGGCTGTAGATGTTGTTGACGCGGCTTCCGATGAAGCCGCCGTCCTTCATAGGCTGCCACTGTCGCGACTGCTCCCAGGCGTTCCTGATCTTCAGGCCCGCAGGGGTGGTGACCCGGTTGAAGTTCATGTTGCCGAGAGCGCCGAACGCGTCGATCTTGTCGGAGACGATCCGGCTCTGTGCGTCCAGGGTTGCGATGTCCCGAGTCTGGGCGTCCATCAGGGACTTGGCGCGCAGACCCATCGGACTGATCTTCTCAGCGTCCGACAGTCCGTTGTAGTACGTCGAGGTGTTGGACAGCCGGGACTGGACCTGGTCGATCTGGTAGGCCAGCTCACCGTTCTGAACCTTCAGAGCCTCGTTGGCTACGTTGTCACCCATGGTGACGCGCAGCACGTTGGCAACCTCGGTCTGATCCTTGGCCTGCGAGAGCAGCGAAGCGACCGCAGGGCCGTTGGCAGACTTCCGAAGCGTAGGTTCACGAAGCATCACTGCTGCCGCTGTATCGGAGTTTGCAGACTTGATCTTCATGAAGTGATCGGTCAGCTTCTGGAAGGGCTGCTTCGAGGTGAAGTTGTCCCAAGCCATGCTGTTGGCGATCTCCGGCGTAAGAGCCGGAGCGCCCCTGGTGACCTGTGCGGTCTCCTTGGCGATCTGTCCAGCGACAGGCCGGGTGATCAGGCCGAGCTTGGCTGCACCGGCAGCCTTGCCGCCGAGAACCAGCGGGTCAGCCTCCCAGGAGATGCCGAGGTCGGCCGCTCCCGAAACGTACTTGGCAGGTCCGTCGCTGAAGTACTTGTCAAGGTTGGTCATCGTGCCGAACGGGTCGGCAGCAGAGACGGTTCCCCTGAAGGTGCCCTTAGCTACCTCGCGCTCCTGCTTGAGGATATCCTGGGGCAGGACGCCCGCCTTCTGGCGTTCGCCCGGAGTCTGGGTGAGCAGGGTCCACGACTGGCCGGGACTGATGTGGTGAGCGAGCTCCCACGCGTCAGAGAACCCCATGCCCTGGTCGTGCATGTAGTCCTTGCCCTGATACCCGGTCGGGTTCATGTCGTTCAGGAAGGTGCTCATCTCGATCCCCGCGAAGGAGACGGCGGGGGAGACTGTGGCGCTGTACGCCTGGTAAAGCTTGGAGCCGATCCACTCGATCGGCTTGAAGATCTTGGAGTCGAAGATACCGCCGTCGTTGGCCTCGCGCTGCTGCTTCAGGGCAGCGAGCTGGGCCTGGGTGATCTGCGAGTTCGGGTTGGACATGTCGATACCCCGGCCACCCATGTACTGGTAGACCTTGTCCCGGACGTTACCAGGCAGGTTCTCCGGGGTGATCATCCCATCGATCAAACCATCTTGGAGAGTCTGAAGATCCTTGGGGGAAACATCGCCAGCCATGTCACGCCTCCTGTCCGACAACCCCCGGTTCGTCGTAGTACGGAGGTATGTTACTGCCCATGAGATTCTTCGCCATGGAGTTGATCATGTCTCGGCCAACGGGAGCGTTGGCCAGCTCTACACCCATCGTGGGTGAGTCACTGAAGGTCAGGGCCAGTGCGCCCATATCGTCGAACCACTGGCCACCGTACTGGTACTCAAGGCCGCCCTGTATCACTGCTTCCCCTTCACCTGTCGGATCACGTTCCGCATAGCCCAAGAGGCGCCAGGCTGGTTCGCCATGAACTCAAGCACCGGCATCCAGTTCTGCAGCTTCTGAAGATCCTCGGACTGCTGGTCAGGGAGGTTCAGCGCCTCCGTGCCCGCACCCGGACCGCTTGCGGCGCCCGCTGTGACGGGAGTGTCAGGCTGAGTAGTAGGGTCACCAAAAGGTACCACGCGGGAACTAGCGTCCCCAAAGAGATCTCCAAAGTTCACCCCTCCACCATCAGGGGCCTGCGCCATCTTGGCGCCGCCCTCCTGAGTCTGATACTCTTGCTGCTCGCCGTAGCCAGCGTTGGGTAGGCTACGGTTCGCCTGAGCGACAGCCTTGTCGGTGCGCTTACTGAACTGGCCGGGGCCAGCAACGTTTGCCATAGCCTACCCTCCGCTCACTTCGGCATGTGCTTGTCGGTACCCCGAGTCAGGGCGTCCGGGTCGAACTGGCCAGACTCGACAGGCCCGGTAGCCTCCCACTTGTGGGGAGCAACTTCCTGGTTGAGTCGGTCCGGACCGATGTTGCCATCCTGGTCGTAGAACGACAGTTCGGGCGCCTCAAGCGCCCGCCCCTTCAGGGAGCCGAACTCGCCCTCAGGGCTGTGGTCACCGGCGAACCAGCCGCCGGAGATGTTGCCTTCGTGGCCGGAGCCACTGTGAACCTGGTTCAGGCCCATGGATTCTCCTTATCAGATAGGCGACTGGCGCCGCGTCTGAGCAGACATCTGAGCCTGCCCCTTACTGTTCAGCCCGGCGAGGAGACCCATAAGGTCTCGTCCCTGAGGCTCACCTTGCTGCGGTGTCACGCCCGCCATGTTCGGCCCTGGTTGGCCGCCTCCAGCCCCTCCAGCGCCGGGGGGTCCTCCAGGTCCACCAGCGCCCTGAGCGCCGCTTAGAGCGGCAGCCAGGGGGTCCTGTGCCTGCGCTGAGGCCGGTTGCTCCTTGGGCTTGAAAACCTCAAGGACGGCATCAGCTACTGACTTGCCCTTCTCCCTCAGCTCGATGAGCTTGGCCACCTTCTGAAGCTCGGGGACGGGATCGAACATGCCTTGCGACTGCAAAGCCATGGTCGGGATCGCTTGCATGTATCCCATGATCCCCTGCTTGATAGCGTCGGTGAACTGCTCGTTGTCGATCTGGGTCTGCATCGCCATAACGTCGATGTTCATCGGGAGCTGTCGTTGGAAGAAGTCTCTGGAGATGAGCTGGTCACCGCGAAGCTGAAGGAGACCCACGATCGCCCGAGCGGGATCCTGACCAGCAGCGAAACCGTACGTGACATCAACGGTATAGTCGCCGTCGATGTCCTTAGTTGGAACGTAGGTCTCTTCGAATGGGGATCCCTGAACAGTTCCACGGATCGTCCTCTTCTCGCTCGGCCAGAGAGCCTGGTCCATCTCGAACGCCAGGTTGATAGCGACACGGAGAGCCTCGCCGATCACCTGCTGTCCTGTGGTGATGACCGTGTTGAAGCCACCCATCAGGGCCTGCACACCACGACCGGTGATGATCGAGGCATCCATGTTACCCGAGCGAGCTTCAGG